TATATGCCTGTTCTCTAGCATTATTTTCAACAACACCCCGAGACCGTTTATTTCTTGCTTGTTCTTCACGAGCCCTTTTTTCATCATCAGAATTGCCTTTTTTGAACGATTCTTGCAAAGAACGAATACCAGATTCAATACCTCCAAACATAGCCGGATTAGCTTCATATACAGACGCCTTGGCGCCTGCAATTAAACTATCTTTTGCACTGGCAGCGGCGCCAGTGACTTTTCCGCCAATGTATCCGCCTAATCTCTGTAGATTTGATGCCATTTATTTCTACTCTTTGGTTAACGTCTTCGTGACGCTGATTTCCTGTTCTGTTCTTCTATTCGATCGTTCTCTTTTTTCACATATTCAGTCAAAAGGGCTATGTATATTTCCCTTTCAAATGGCATCATATTGTCCAATTCCGTCAAACTATATTTATGATGTTGCATCATTGCAAAGTTTGATTTATAATAATTCAAAAGGTTGTCGTGAGACAAGCTTATCCGAAAAAATTTGCCATTCCCTCCAACACCGATGTTTCATCTTTCCCACACTTGGGACATGTCCATTCGATTTCTTTTTTCAATTTAGGCATACTGCTGAAAAAACTCGTAATTTTTTCAAACTGTTCCTGTGAAAGTTCGTTCAAAAATTCTGAAATCTCGTCCGGTGTAGATTCACTCGATGGGTATACTTCTTCTGCATCAAAAATAACATCAACACAAGTAACAACCATATCAGTGATCGTTTCGACCTGAGACTGACTGGCAGCCTGTTCGATCTTATCAGCCATATTAAGCGTCGGGTATTTCAACATAACACCAATTCCACTTTCCTCGTCCAATATGATTTTTTGTTCGTGGCCTTCTTCTCTGAAAATTTCGATCTGCATTAAATCTAAGGAGTAGTCAAATCTGTGGCCACACTCTTCACCTTCCGAATTTTTACCTCCGAGGTGTGATAATTTCAAATCTACAATTTCTCCGACCGATTTTGCTCGTAGTTTTAAAAATACGTATTCAAGATCGAACATAGGTAATGTTTCTACGTCCAGTTCATCAACAGTACAATTAATAATAATCTGTTTAATTGCACGTAACATTTCCGATTGTTCACTACTCTCAAGTGCCATCAATAAAATCTTTTGTTCCTTGACAAGAAACGGCCGATATTGCACAGTCTGACCAGATGATGGTAGAGTTAGTTCGTGTAACGGTGTTTTAATTTTAGGTAAAGCCATAGTATATACTCCTAGTGTATTAATAATTTATTCAAAATTTTGAGTCGCGTGATGCATAATTAACATTGTGATAACGATAATTAAACGTTACGGTAAATCTTTGATATGTGTCACGTTCTTCCCAACTCAAATTCATAGAACTCATTGATGTGGGATATGCATTATTTAGGTATGTTGTTGCGATTATCTGGCCGGTATCACTCAGTTGATGAATTTTAACGTCAGTTATACAATCATCATAGTATGCAACGGTTCCTGCTCGGCCTGATGAGGGTACACTTTTGTTGAATGCATAGTATGTGCCCGGCACAACCATTCCCTCCATCCAAACATCAAAAAATGATCTTTGTCTCATTCCGGCTGCAGCCAAAAATGTAAGAGTAATATCATTATATGTCATATCATTCGGCATTGAAATTGGTGGACCAGAATAGTTGTCTTCTACTGCAGCGATAGTTCTGCCGGGAAATTCTGCCGCTTCTATAATAAACGGCATATCTTTCGAAGTTCGATTTTGCGAGGCGTCGGTTAAGGTTTTCACAAACCAATTACCAACAGGATTATCAGAATAATATGACCCTGCGGCTAAAAGAACACCCAAATCAGCATCTGGAGCGAAATTGGCGGCCTGTTCAGCATATTGCATATTGATCCATCTTCCCCTAATTAATGATGGTACACCAATTTCAACCGCAAATAAATTTGGCCTAGCGATACCACCTCTAAGAGCGTTTTTAAAATCATCAAGTTTAAACGACATTATCGACCTTTCCTTTTTGATTTTTTAGCTGCGTCTGCCCACACCTCGGAGGCTTGTGCTTTTTTAAATCTTTCCATCGGCAAGAATAACGCAATATCCCATTCTGCCGCTGTAATTTCCAAAAACGGTGTTTTCACATGTTCATACAAATATCGTTTTAGTGTTGGTTGAAACCCAGAAAACTTTGATGCACCTTTTAAAATATCATACGTTGCCAATATTTTAGTCCTCTCGTTATACCTTTTATCTGAAGACACTGTATATAGTGCGTCCATAAGTTTGGCCCGACCAGCTAATGGTAAATAGTGAAAATTAATTCCAAGTATACCGTCGTTGTATTGTTCCACCGGAAATATCAACGGAAATGTATCGTAATACGGCAAAGTCTTTTTAAATTTTGGATCATATTTAAACGAATACATCATTCCAAGTTCTGGTCTAGCAACACGTCTTTTTTCCGAAAATTGTTTTACAACATTTCCCGGCCTGAATTTATCACTACTTTCGCCTGGTTGAATTTCACTAAAGGACTGACGAGCAGTTTCTCTGTACCATTCTCTAGACGATTTTGTTCTGGCGGGAATTTCACCCGACCGAACGCCGTTATAAATTAGTTCTTTAAATATTAACATATACTCTATTTATACATCCAGATTATGGAGTTAAGTCTTTTTCTGTAATTATTTTAAACTGCCACTTGCGATCTAAACAAAATTCTGTTGCTGCTTTCCATTTTGCTTCGTTGACACCCCAAGTCATAGCTTCTTTAATATATGTCCTCGTGGGTTTTTTTGACCCCGATTTTTTTACTGGTGGAGATGTTTGGGAGTGTGGTTTGACCTCTATCAATGTTGTTTTGATTTGTCCAGTCTTGGTCTTGGTTTTGATGAGAAAATCTACATAATATCTGTGATACCGGTTGTCAATTGGTGATAAATATGGTATAATAACCTCTTCGGAATTCCATTTAATTATAGCAGGGCTGTCATCACAAAAACACATAAACCTTCTTTCGAGCAGACTTCTGTAGGTTATCTTAGTTGGATCACCCCAATACTTACCAAAATTTTTTGGTTTAAATTTTCCTTTGTATCCGCGATATGACATATTTTAATTATAAATAGAGAACAAGATAGTATTTATTTAGGAACTTTCTATGGGAAAGACAATATACCAATTAGCTGGAAACGAAGGCCACCAGTCTTATGCAAGTAATGAAAGCACTTGGCCCACAGCGAATGATCCAAATGAACGTTATGCTGATGTCGGCAGCGGCGAAATTCGTTTTCCCGACAAATTGGATAGTGGTAACGATGATCATGTGACACCATATGTTAAAATGGCAATACTAAATGCAGATGGAGCTAGAGTTTCTGAGGCACCTTTTTTATATTTGAAAGCCCCCAATCAGTTAAACTTATCTAATATTAACAACTATCAACAAGATGGTCCAATATTCGGTGCAGGATCTACTACAGGTTTTCAAATAGCTAATGACATAGGTGGCGCCGTGGAAACAGCGGGACTTTCGGCTGCACAAGCATTAGAGTATACCATTAGTAAAGGTGGGCAGAACCTTTTGGGGTTTTTGGGATCTGCTGGATTAAATAATTTAAGCCAATTCGAATTTCTTTCCAAAAACACAGTCAATCCTATGCAACAACAATTGTATAAGGGTCCTACATTTAGGCGTTATCAGTTACCTTTTAATATGAAACCGAGAAACCGTTTTGACGCCGTGCAGTCAAGGAGAGCTGTAACTGCACTTAAATTGGCAGCGGCCGCTTCAATAAGTGAAGCTGACGAGTCTTTATCTGGTATCAATCTTACATTTGGGTATCCGAATTTAATTCAATTCACCATAATGGTGAAAAAAAGTCCCGAGACCGGCCGGCGTCAGTCAAGTTACGGTAGAGGTCGAGACGGGTGGCAAATACTTTTTAGAAGTAAACCGTGTGTTATTGAAACAGTACAGTCCGATTATGGTGGTCAAAAAATGACTTTTTTTACGGAAGATAATTACCCAACAGAAACAAACTTGACATTGAGTTTGATTGAAATTCTCCCAAGAACTTTGGGTGATGCTAAAAGTGACGCTCAACTACAAGGATATCTTATCTAATGTTTAGATATTACAATAAAGTAGATTATAAAATCGATGAGTATCATTCTTTATCCTCGATCGATATCACAACTAGAACTAAAATTAATGATTATATTTTTCGGGTGGGTGGCGCTGGCGCAAGAAATTATTTAATTCAAGAAGGTGAAAGGCCTGAGGGGATAGCCAACAGATTGTATGGTCGGCCGTCCTATGCCTATATATTATTATTATCCAACAATATCCACAATTTGTACGACGAATGGCCGAAAGATTCTGAAACATTTAAAAAATATATTATAGAAAAATATGGATCGGTTACGGCTGCAAGAAGTCAAGTTCGTTTCTACTACACTGGTGATGGATTTATCACAAGTCAATCTACTTACGAATCATTGATTGATAGTGAAAAATATAGTGAAACCGATTATGAGTATGAGTCTAGATTGAATGAAGAAAAACGAAATATTAAAATTTTACAACCAAATTTGGTTAAAAGAATCGAAGTTGCCATTCAAGAATCATTATATTCCACAGAGAATTTTTAAATGACAGCACACAAGTTTCCTAATTTGGGGACACAGAGTTCAAGACAAGAGCCTGAGTTAGACAAACATATCGCTGGGTCTTACACAATAGATTCAATAACGTTAACACTGCGCGACGGTACGGTCGTGAGCGTGACGGATGTCATGACGCAGATGGTTATATATGAAGATATTTTTAACCCTTCTATTACTGGTTTTATAGAAATTGACGACTTTGTTGGGGGGTTAGAAAAATTTCAGTTAACTGGCGGAGAAGGTATTTCGATTAGAATTTTAAGACCTAATGGTTATGATATTTTAATTGATCGTAACGATTTAATTGTACATTCAATATCTAACGGAGTTTATGCAGCCAACAACAGTATAAAATATACTCTAGAGTTTGTATCAAAAGGCACAGTAGTTTCTCAGAAAAAAAGAATATATCGATCATACGGAAACAATACATCACTGAGTGATATCATAACAGATATTTGTACTGAAGATCTTGGCAAAAGTATTAATATTGCAAAAAATTTGCCGAAAATTGACAGCACTTTCATATCACCAGGCTACTCACCACTTTCGGCAATACAATATCTAGCAAAAAGGTGTGGTGTTGACGGTGATTATTATTTATTTTTTGATAGATTGACTACCGGATATACGTTTGCAAGCTTGAAAAATTTAAGAAATCTGGCGCCAAAAGTTTCTGGTGGTAATACTGATAATATATACACCATTGTGTATAAACCTGCGATGGGGTACATAGAAAATAAGGGTGCAGAAACCGTTATGCGGGCCGAATACGTCAACCCAGAAGAAAATTTCAATCATATGATTAATATGAATCATGGTTTTTATCGATCTAAGGTAACAAACGTTAATATTGCAAGACGGTCCTTAGAGGTTGACGTATTTAATTATAAAGATGCTCCTGAAGATTTTTATGTGAATGATATAATAAGTGACAACAATATATTTGGTAAATTTTCTACAGATCGAATCAAAGGCGCAGAAGAAATTCCAGGCGAAAGAATGGTCACTACAGCTATTAATGACCCAATGAAAAACAAAAAGGCTTGGATCAAGGCGGACTTGTTTGGTTCCTTTGCACTTTCTGCAATGAGAGTTCGCGTTGGTGTGGATGGTGCTGTCAATCAAATGGGTGCTGGAGATGTCGCATACCTCAAATTGCCAAGTGATGCAGAAAAAACATTTGAAACATCCGCTAGTGAGATTACGGAAAATAATGTATACTCTGGGAAATATTTTGTAACGGCTGTGCGTCACGTAATCACAAACGATGTATATTCTAAAGATTTGGAATTGGCAAGAGGCTCAGTCAGAGAACCGTTGAAATCACAGAATCAACTCAGTGCATCAGATTTACTTCCGGTTAGAACAGCTGAAGAAGGGTATACAGCAAATGCTGTGGCGCAAGTTGAAAATAACGTCGTGTTGGTGCCAAGTGATTATACAATACAAATTGATCCTGGCGTTTTACAAAGCATTCGATCATTTAGTATTGATAGTCTTTTAAGTAATTCTACGATTGTAGGTGGTCTTACGAAATTCACGACAAATCAACAAACTTTGATAGAAACTCAAGAACAATCAAGACAAGAAGCAGAAAGAAAATTATCAAACGAACTTAGTGCTCAACGTGAGGCTGCAGCTGCGACAGAATTTGCGCTCAGGAAAGAATTGGAAGGTACATATAATAACGCTTTGAGTTTTGCGGAGAATAAAATCAATGCTCAACAAATTGCATTTGAAGCAGGCCTGACAAACATAAGTCAATCTGTTCTGACTGTAGAACAAGCAAGAATCAGATCGGAAGCAGCGTTAGCTAAACAGTTGCAGGATACAGCAGTCACAGCTAAAGAACAAGCAGAAGCGGCCGCGGCAATTGCGCTCGCAGAAGCTAAACAGATTGGATCAACATTTACCAAACAACAAGAAGAACGCGAACAAGCTTGGGCATCCCGTATTAACTCTATTCAAGAACAGAATCGGTTGGCTAGAAGCGCCCTTGGAAATACGATTAATACTAGACTACAATCCCAAGAGAAAAATGTAAAAGAATATGCTACTTTAATCAACACACAAAAACAAAGCTTAGAAGATTTGAGAACTGGTGTTACGACAGGTATTCAATCATTGACTGACGGATTTACAGCTGGATTGCAGGATTTCGCAAAATCATATGTACCAGCTTCGGCAACAATCGCTGGTCTCCAAAAAAGATTGGATCAGGCAGAATCCCAGTATTATGCTGCGCCGATGGACTCAACAACTGAAACTACATCAACGCTTGTTGTGGAAACACCAGAAATAACTGTTAAAGTTACTGAAGATGATGGAAAATTAACGGAAGAAATCTCTGCAATAGATACTAGAATAAATTCAACCATAGCGGATAGTATTGCCAAATTTGGAAAGAGTGGAATAAAAATTAATCTAAGCAACATAAATATAGGTGGTGGTGGATAATGAAGGCAAACAACAATGATTACAGATAATCCAAATTTTACTTGGTGGATTGGTGTTGTTGAGTGGAATGTCGACCCAGCACTTCTTGGTCGTGTGAAAGTAAGAATATTTGGATATCATTCTGCTGCATATTTAGATGAAATTAAAACCGAAAATCTCCCTTGGGCAGCTTGTTTGAATGCTGCAAATGTACATGGGGCTTACGGTCGACCCAATGTTGGTGATTGGGTTCTTGGGTTTTTTCTCGACGGATCCGATGCGCAAGAACCAATGGTCTTGGGTGTCATTCCAGGCAACATCAATTCTAATATGGGAACTTCGAATGCAAAGTGGTCGGTTGAGACTGAAGTTTCATTTCCATCAGTTTATCAAAATCCAACAAATTCAGTCGACTCTAACAGGGATGCATATTTACAGGAAATTTTAGGTAAGGTTAAATTTAAATTAGATCCTGATGGTGGACTTAGTGGTAAACCAAAAGTATCTTTAACGATGCCACAAGATAATGTTGGAATAGAAATATATTCTGATGATATTTCTCCCACAAAACCTATAAATCCAACAACTTATCTGAACATCGCCAACGGAAGTAAGGCATCTATTGTAATAACTAACCAGTATGAACAAAATAAAAACTCAAACATCACAATGCAAGCTGATGAAATTGTATTTAAAAATAAAGATAGTGTAGTCACATTGTCAGAAATTAAATCTTTAATTGATCAATTGGCATAACAAATTATTATAAATAGAAATATATTTGGTTTTAAAACAAGGCTACACAGCTACTTATAACACAAATTGGTGAAATGTCAAGCAATTTTTTGTAAATAAAAGGAAAATATTATGAGTAATCATGAAATGTTAGTTAGTTTATTTGAAACTTATTCAACCGAACGAGAAAAGTTTATTGAAAAGGGTGTTAAAGTTTCTGCAACAAGAGCGAGAAAGGCCTTGTCGGAAATTGCAAAGGTAACTAAAGAACTTAGAAAAGAAATTCAAGATCAAAAGAACACTTAAAATAAGATATAAATAATCATATGGCAGAATTATATTCAGATTTACCGTTGAATTTTACACCTAATCCCAATACCGGTGACGTTAAACCGGCTGCTGGCGAGAAGGCTGTTCGACTTGCGTTGTTGAACTTAATCAGGACGCCAATCGGTAGTCGGCCGTATAATCCAAATTTCGGCAGCCGGGTTTTTGAGTATTTGTTTAAACCAGCTGACCCGCTGACAGAAGACAACTTAACAGAAGATCTTGCATACGCAATTAGAACTTGGGAACCTAGAGTAGATTTGATTTCCATCGAAACCAATATGGAAGACTATGGTATAGAAATCATCATAGAATATTATGTTAAAGGTTTCTCACAACCACAACAGGTATCTACCGTAATAAACAAGGTATAAAATGGCTAACGACACAAATTTAAAAGTTGATGGACTTGAATATGCGGAGATTCGGAATAATCTTGTTTCATATTTAAAAACACAATCGGAATTTCAAGATTATAATTTTGATTCGTCGGGATTATCTAGTCTATTAGATTTGCTGTCGTATAACACATACTATAATATGTTTTATACTAATATGGCATCTTCCGAAACATTTTTAAATACAGCTCAGAAAAGAACTTCGGTTGTTACATTGGCAGACTCTTTAGGTTATACGCCGAGGTCTACAACATCCGCGACTTTGCCCGGCACACTTACTGTAGTGCCTACGGGTATACCATCTTCTATAACAATTCCTTTTGGAACAAAATTTGATACTACCATCGAGGGCAGGTCATACGTTTTTTCAAACAAAGAATCGTTAACTTTGTCGCCAACTAACGGTGTGTATTCTCTATCAGATATATCTTTAGTCGAAGGTGTTTATGTAACCGAACAATATACTTTTGATGCAACAGATAAAACTAAAAAAATTATTATCAACAATAAAACTGCAGACACTTCAACGCTGCAAGTGAGTGTGTTGAATTCATCTTCAGACTCAACAACTCGAAATTTTGTTTTTGGACCAACAGTAACCGCATTAAATTCTGAATCTTTAATATATTATTTAAAAGAAATCGATGGTGGTAAATTTGAAGTTGTTTTTGGAAGTGGTGCCTTAGGAAAATCGTTAGATGACGGTAACATTATTTACCTTACATATATCGTATCGAAAGGCGCAGCTGGAAATGGTGTATCGAATGTCGTGTTAAAAGATTCTATTTCAGGCATAGACTCTTCAACATTTACAGCGTCATCATATTCTTTTGGTGGTCAGGATGCTGAAACCGTCGACTCGATTAAATTTAATGCTCCGAAAGCATATGCATCACAAAACAGAGCTGTCACCGCAGAAGATTATGCGACTTTGATATCACAACAATCCAATGTATCGTCCGTAATCGTTTGGGGTGGTGAAGATAATGACCCTCCAGCATACGGTAAAGTTTATATTGCAGTCAAACCCACTATCGGTAATGTTTTGACTCCAGCTGAAAAATTAGATCTCACTCGTGCTGTCATTGGACCTAAAAAAATATTGACTGTGGCCACCGAGATTGTCGATCCGGAGTATATTTACTTGTCATTAAGCATCAGTACCACATTCGACCCAGAAAAAACTGTTGCGACGGAAGTAAATCTGACAAACACTATTAAAACTACGGTAAAAAATTATAGTGAGAACAGTTTAAATAAATTCTCAAAGTATTTTAGATATTCTGAATTGTCAAGACTGATAGATACAAGCGAACGGTCCATTTTAAGTTCAGATATGTCTGTTAGCATGCGCAAAGAATTTGATGTTCAGTTGAATTCTTCTGCCAAGTATACTATCAATTTTTCGAATCCTATTAACCCAACCACTTCTGGCAGGCCAACAACGCATCCATATAACAGTGGCAATCAAATCGTATCAAACGATTTTAGCTATGGTGGATTTGCTAACTGTTATCTTGAGGATAACGCTGGGTTGATTCGTATTTTCAGACTGAATGCTTCTGGTGATGCGTTGGGTGTTGCGCAAAACGTAGGAACCATAAATTACGCCACTGGACAAATCATACTTGATGATTTCAGGCCCACAGCCATTGGTGATGGTGGTGTAACATTGCGCATAACTGCGACACCACAAAACAAAGATATTTTGCCGTTGAGAGGTCAAATTGTTTTGGTTAATGATATCGATGTTTCGGTGACACTTATCAACGATAAAAACATCAGCCTAGTAAACAGATAATGTCAATCGAGACTACAAACAAGCCCTCGTTATCGGTAGAGAATTTACTGCCGAATCTGGACAATGCAAACTTTCTTACGTTCGTAAAGGCATACTACGAATGGATGGAAAGTTGTTCAGTTACCTTTAAAGATTTGTCTGGGACGTTCACTCTCGGAGAAACTGTTGTTGGCTCTGTATCATCGGCAAGTGGGTGCGTTAAACAAATCAACGGCACAACCATTGTGTTGAAGATGTTCAGTAAAGAATCGTTTGATAGTAATGAAACAATACAAGGCAATACATCCTCTGCAACAGCAACAGTCACAATTATTAAAGATAATGTTTTGCGTGCTGCAGATAATATGGTTCAGAATAAGTCATTCGATTATGCGTCTGGCGAATATTATGAATATCTTAAATCAGAATTAAACCGAGGTATTCCGGCACAAACTGAAAGTGACCGCAGATTAATTGCCAAAAAAATCAAAGAATTTTATTCATCCAAGAGTACGGAAGAAGCGTATAAGTTTTTCTTTAAAGCTGTATTCGATGACGATGTAATCTTTCGATTCCCCGGCGAAGAAATCTTACGAGTATCTGACGGTAAGTTTGAAAAAAGAACTGTTCTTAGAACATCAATAACAGACAATGCATCACAACCAGTAGATGTTTTTACCTTTCTAAACAAAACAGTTAGTGGTAAGTCGAGTGGCGCTGTTGCAAACGTTGTCAACGTTCGTATTACCTTTTTGGGTGGAATTCAATTTGCCGAATTTGTTTTGACATTAACGTCAGGCACATTTCAGGCTGGAGAAGAACTTTTTGCGGTTGGAACACCCAGTTTAAATGTCATTTTGTTTGGATTAGTTTCCGGCTTCACTATTAACGATTCTGGATCGGGGTATTCGGTCGGTGACCAGATTGTTGTCACTGATGCCTCTGGGAATGGACAAGAGGCTGAAGTTGAGGTTTCGTCGATCAACTCAGGCCCTATCAGCAAAATCACAATCGATTCTATTGGACATGGTTATCAATTAGGAACCCGAGCGGTAACAGATAACACCAATGCCGGTGGTGCCGGATTCTTAGTAGAAGTAACGGAAATAAAAAACCCATATACAATAACAAATGGTGTCGACACATATACTGTTGGTGAAGTTGCAAAATTAACTATTGTCAATCGAGGTGAAAACTACACAAGCGCGCCGGTACTAACTTTAACTGATACAGTTATATCATCTATTGGTGCGTTGACCGACAAACTTATTACAATTACCAACCCAGGCGATGACTATGCTGTGGGTGATGCACTTGTTTTCAGTGCTGGT